GATAGGGCATGGCAATATGGCAAAAATGTGTGCAGGAGTAATTTCTACCCGTATGGAATTCACTCTTACACGGCGATGCAAACTGGAATTTAAAAATACATTTAAGTAGTCCATTAAACGGGCCTTGAAAACAGAAATATACTCTTGACAAATCGAACATATGTTCTTATAATTAAGACATCGCTACATTAGGAACAAAGAGTAAGATACTAAATATGTAATGGTCAGTTTGACAATTCCCTTTTGACTGGCCTTCTGAAATAGGAGGCGAAATTTATGCAGGATAAGGTAGAGATTGGTTCACACGTATTTATTATTGAAAGCAACCGAATCATTACTGAGGTAGTGGTTACCGGAAGAAAAGGAGATTTTTATATAGTTCGATTCCTTGGGCAAAGTGGAATATCGGTAAGAGGAAGCAGATTGTTTCTTACAAGGGAAGAAGCGGAAGCGCATCTATCGAAGCCTGCACATAAAGGTTTCCGTTCTCCATACGATTATCATTGATAGGAGGGGAATGGGAACGATGGGAAGAGAGATACATATTGGATGTCCTTGCTGCAAGAACAAGAGATTATTTGATGCGGATTCGGATACGGAGGGTGTTATCAAGATTAAGTGTCCGATCTGCAAGGCTGTGATTGCAGTCAGCTTTCACAAACAAAAAATTCATACGGAGCGTACTGAGCAAATCGCCACACAGTGAGTAGTGAGCAAAGCCTGACGGAGTATAAGAGATAGAAGAATATCTCTGTACTTTGTTGGGCTTTTATTCTTTTGTATATTATATATGAATTTACGGGTTACGATGAAACTAGAAAGTTGAAATTTATGGAGTTGCAGAGAGACAGAAATTGAAATTATTGAACAGAGAAATATATAAAATTGTAATATTCGTCAATAATTCAGTTGATTAAAAGTAAATATTGAATATATAGTCAAACCAGTATATAATAATATTATCAGGAGGGAATAGAACATGGAATTTGATAAAAAAATACTTATGAATAATATAACTTATCTTCTAAAGCGTAAGAATAAAAAAATTGGTGACCTAGAAAATGAAATAGGAGTGAGTAAGGGTTACATTTCTAGAATTAACAAAAAAAACGAAGGTGTAGCAGCTGGTGTGGATATCGTTTACAAAATAGCACGGGCATTAGATGTGTCGGTAGACGTAATTATTTCTGTAGACTTGCAGACCGTTGATGATAATGAAATGTATCTTTTAAATCTACTTAAATTATTTCAGAAAAAAACAGAGAGTCGTGAAATTTTTTGGGAAAAATTGGACATGAGGTTAGTTGCAGAAATGCTGAATGGTAAAGTAACATCAACAATTCCAATGCTGCAAACTCATCCAGACGACAGAAGTGAAAGATATGACGATTATGAATATATTAGCAGAAAGATATATGTTTCGCACTTCCTTGGAGATGGATTAACATTAGGGGATGAGAATTACAGTGTCGGACCTTGGTTTACTTTGGCATTAGATAATTTAAATACCGTATATTTTACAGATGTAATGAAATATTCATTTAAGGGTGAACCATCTGAAGTGTTGGAAATGTATATTTATTCTGGAGAATATTATGAGTATTATGATGAAAATGGAAATGGAAGTGGCGGGTATACATATAAACTCATACCTCTTTGTTGTAGTGAAAAGATGGGAGATAATATAGATGCTGCAATGAGTGCACTGTATAGAACTGTTTATAGACACAGAGATGATATTCGTATTCCTGAAAATTTGAAGGGAATATTAGATGAATTTATGAAATCCGAACATTAATTGTGTGGTGTTAATAATCTATCATGGAGATATACCTAGTAGAATGGTGTTATATAAAAAAGGAGGCAGATATGAATGAAAAGAGTAACTATACTTAATAGAAATCAAAAAAGAGTTTTTGATGCTTTAATTGATGAAAGAGGTCGTATTTATTTTGAAACTAAAAAGCCTAAGATGGAAGCTGAAATAATTGCTTTAGACGAGGTGATTAGTCAGATTGGTTTAGAGACTAATTTTAATATAAGTTACACTACCGAGCTGTGAGCCGTACTATAAGGTGACGAGCTACCGTTTGCCGGAGTTTTTATTAATCCAATGTTATGTTGGAATGATAAAAGCTCCGTTTTTTTATTTTTATAAAAAGGGTACCAGCCGACCTTGGACAGGCTGGCAAAAATACATAATCTCAAAAGTTCGAGATGGCCATAGGACGGCGAGATGCGAATAGGGTTAGGCATATCTGTGATAAAGACAGGTATCCACAATCTGAAAGCATATCACCGTTACTTAGTGTGCCATTTTGTCAGAGTCGGTGATAGCAAAGGTCATCGGCTCTTTTTCGTGTCTCGCGGAGATCAACAAGGATCAAAGGAGACACGAAAATGAAGAAAAAACAAACAGAAAAGAACTACAGATCACGCTATGACAGAAACAGAATGTGTTACCGCAAAGACAAAACCACCTATGTTTATTCGGAGTATGTAGACGATGGAAATGGACAAGGTCATTACATTGATCACGAATATCATGTTGGTGATATGGATGAGACCGGCAGTGTAATTACGTTTGAGATGCTGGACATGCTCCAGGACCTTGACAATGCCGAAGCCCAGGATACAGAGGACCAGGAAAGAAATGAAGAGGTATTGGTACATAACACGTTTTCTGATGGTGATTTTACAGAGGTAGGAATGGCGTGTATAGCATCGTCACCGGTTAAGGGGACCAATGGTTTAAGTGTTTCAGGAGCTGTGAAATTTGGTTCGGAGTTGGTCGGACCGGAAGCGGCTTTGTTTGGAGAAGAGGTGGAGAATATTTCAGTTCAGGAATTTAGAGAGAAGATTCTTCCTTTGCTTACAGAGGAGCAGATCAATCTGATTTATGACCGATTTGGAACCGGCAAGACATTGGAGCAGATTGGGGCGGAACAGGAGAAGCCGGTTTCAAAGCAGGCCATAGATAAGAGGTTTAAGGGAATTTTCAAGAAAATCGCAGAGAATATGAGCCTTTAGTAACTGTTTTTGCCAGGCGGTTGACGAATTTCCAAAGTATTAGAAGCAGAGAAATGCTTCCGGAAAATCAGCCGTCTGGGAAAGGAGTGCAGAGATATGAGACATGAAGTAAATGTTATTCTCGCTGAGGGTAACAGAAAGCAGCTGCTGGTATCAAAGAAGATGAGCATGCGAGATTTCATCCTCAGAAAGTTATTTGGCGAGGCAAGACAAATCCTGGTGTTGAAACCGGGGGAAACAGTAGAAGCAGTAAAGATCATTGAAGTAAAAGGAGCTTAGTTAGGAATGGAAAAGCAGATTACAGAATTTAAAAGAGGAGACGTGGTTTTCTTAGAGAATGTCAGTTCAAACGCAGAAGAGGAGACGCATGTGGTTCGAGGAAATCATCCGGCGGTGATTATCCAGAATCAGATGGGTAACGATCACAGCCCCACATTGATTGTGGCGTATCTGTCCTCTCAGTTGAAGCGTGTGGAGATGAAAACGCATGTGTTGCTTACCTGGTATGACGAGTTGAAGCCGTCCATGATTCAGACGGAGCAGCTGGCAACCATAGACAAGCGTGCAGTACTGGGTTACATCACGCATCTGAGAGAAGAGGATATGGTGCGACTGGACAGAGCGCTTTTGGCTTCTCTTGGAATGGATATTTATTTGGAGGGATAGGGAATGGCAACATTATATGAACTTACAGAGCAGATGGCATATCTGATGCAGCTACTGGAAGATCCGGATGCGGAGGAGCAGGTCATTTTGGATACCATGGAAGGTATCGATTTTGAAATCGAGGAAAAGGCAGATGGTTATGCGAAGATTATTCGCATGTTAAGCGGACAGGTGGATGCAATTACTGCAGAGGTAGATAGGCTGACAGCCAGAAAGAAAGCCATCAGTAATAATGTGGAACGCCTTAAGAATTCCTTGGAACAGAGCATGATTCTTTTGGATAAGAAGAAATTTAAGACCGCATTGTTTAGCTTCAATATTCAGAAGAATCCGGCGACGGTAAATATCATCGGCGAGGTACCTGAGCAGTATCTGATTCCCCAGGAGCCTAAAGTGGACAAGAAGGCAATCATTGCTTTTGTTAAGGAACATGGAGACACGGAGTATGCGCAGCTGACACAGTCAGAATCTTTGCGCATCAGATAGGGAGGAGTATATGGCAAATTTAATCGGAATTGCCGGCGAGCCCGGTAGTGGTAAATCAACCTCTCTGAAAGGACTGCCTGCAGACCATACAGTCATTTTTGACTGCGATGGCAAGGGTTTGAACTGGAAGGGATGGAAGCAGCAGTACAATTCCGGGAGGAACAACTATTTTAGAATCAATGAACCGGAAAAGGTGATTAAGGGACTTCATTCTGTAGCAACCAGCGATAAGTTCAAGCACGTGAATTACGTGGTAGTGGATACGGTGAACAATCTGTGGTCTCAGAAGAAATGCGTCGTTGTCGTGAGAAGGGCTACGATAAGTGGATGGATTTGGCGCAGTATATCTGGAATCTGGTGGAGATGCCCGGAATGTTTCGTGAGAATCTTACGGTTATTCTGGTGTTCCATACCCAGACGGAGCGTACCGAGGATGGCTATGAGCGCATCCGCATCAAGACTAATGGACGTAAGACGGAGAAGAACGATATTGATTCCAAGTTCAATTGGCTGCTTCGCTCTGTGAAGCAGGGGGATCAGTATCTGTTTGAGGTTACCAGTCACAACAGCACCAGCAGGACACCGTTAGGGGCGTTTGCGGAGGAGTATATCCCGAACGACATTATGAAGGTGTTGGAAATTATGAAGGAATATTAAGAAGGAGGACTTTGATTATGGGTATCAAGAGATTTGGAGATTATGACAAGACACAGGCATATGGAGATTTTCAGGCATTACCGAAGGGTGGATATGTGGTTCGTATCCTTGGGGCTACGGTGCATGAAAACAGTAACGGACAGTATGTGAAGATTGCTACAGATATCGCAGAAGGTGAGTATCAGGGATATTACAACCGTGATTATCAGAACCAGCAGACAGAGGATAAGAAGTGGCATTGTCACTATTTGCTTAGCGTGCCGAAGGATGATGGTACGGAGCAGGATGGTTGGACAAAGCGTCGTTTCAAGACTTTCACTGAAGCTTTGGAAGAGAGCAATCCGGGATACCACTTTGATTGGGATGAGTCTAAATTCAAGGGGCTTATTATTGGCGGTCTTTTTAATGAACGTGAATATGAAAAGCGTGATGGCAGTATTGGCCGTGCAACCAATTTTGCACAGGTATGTTCTGTAGAAATGATTCGAGGCAATCGTTATCGTCTGCCGGAAGACCGTCTGCTGAATAAGCCCGGCGTTAACAGAGGTGGTACGACTACGGATGAGTATGGTTTTATGCAGATTCCGGATGGGGCAGATGAGCTGCCTTTTGATTAATGAATGTGCATGAGCAGCAGGAGGTTCTTCGCAGCATAGAGATTCTGGTGGATACCAGGGAGCAGCCGACCGAGCGGGCATTGAAGCGTTATAAGCGTTTCGGGTGCCCGTACTGTCGGTGTACCTTGTCTTACGGGGATTATAGCTACAATGCTACATTGCCGGATGGGACAAAGTTGTATGATCCAGCTACAACGGTATTACCGGTCTGTGTGGTGGAACGAAAAATGAGTTTAGATGAATTGGCGGCTTGTTTCTGCAAAGGAAGGAGTCGCTTTACCAAAGAATTTGAAAGAGCCAGGGAACAGGGCGCCAGGATTTATTTGATTGTGGAGAATGCTTCCTGGGAGAATCTTTTGAACGGAAAGTACAGGACGAAGATGGATGCAAAGGCATTTTCCGCTTCTGTGATTGCTTTTATGGTGCGGTTTAATCTGAATATCATTTTCTGTAAGGAAGAGACTTCCGGTGATTTGATTAAGGAGATCTGGTATCGGGATCTGAAAGAACGTTTGGAAAGAGGTGAGCTTGGGTGAGTGATGTTGGAAAAGGATATGTGAGTATTCATCGTGAGATTATGGATCACTGGATTTGGAAGGATAGGCCGGTGTCCAAAGGGCAGGCATGGGTGGATCTTATTTTGCTGGCCAATTATAAGAGTGAGAAATTTGCCTACAAGGATAAGGTGGTCGAGGGCAAACGAGGTACCGTGT